CAGTAGCTTCCATAGTCACCTCACCACCGGGGCACATACAGAATGTCCTTACCCGGTCACCAAAACTCTTGGAAAAGTATTCAAGCTTGGCTTCATATAATACTGACGTCAATTCCTCAAGCACTGGCGCCGGCACCTCCACCCTGACACCAACATCAATTGGATTGGAACTCAGGCTTAGCTTGAGTCGGCCAGCCTCCTTTGTCAGCCAGTCTGCTCCTTCTCTGCCCGGTGCCAAAATCAGATAGCGACACTCCAGGTGCTCGCCACGACTCGTTTCCACCCCAGTTACCACCCCATCGTCAACCATGATAGCCGTTGCTGCCTCCTCTAACCTCACCTCAACCCCCCGAACAATAAAGTCCCGTATAGCTTTAAGCGCCCGGCGCGATCGCTCCGTCCCGATGTGGCGCAACTTTACTGGAATTAACCTTAAATCTGCCAGGGTTGCCCGCCGCACAAGCTCTCCCACCGCTTCACCAACACCATAAACTCTATCCAAGGCGCCAAACTTAAGATAAAGACTATCCACATAATCAATAAGCTCCGGCATCTGGTCAGCCCCCACCAACTCACCCAGACGACCTCCCACGACGGAAGATAAAGTCAATTTGCCATCGCTGAAAGCCCCAGCGCCGCCCAAGCCACTAACCAGCCGACATGGCGAGCAAGACACACAACGTTTATCCGTCCCCTGAACAGGGCACTCACGAGCGTCAATATCCCTCCCCTCCTCTAGAAGCAAAATGTTGGCGTCAGTGGTCTGGCACAGCTCTAAGGCAGCAAAAATACCCGCTGGACCACCGCCAACAATAATGACGTCATATTCCCGGGGTCCTCGCGAAACCGTAGATTTCATAGGCTTTTCATCACGCTTGTTTCGTAATCAATTGCGCCAGAGACAACGCATCTCCCACCGGCATACCTTTAACCAGTTCCATTGCCAAAACTCTCTACCTTCGGCATTCTGTTTGCAGTCCAGCCATCATTCTATAAATTCACCCTCACTGCGTCAAGAAACAAGCAATTGACATTCCCCTATTGGCTTGCTACACTAGACATAAGTATACACTACCTTGTATAGTATACGTAATCATTTAGAAGGTGACTCATGGTTGAAGGACCTCGCAAAATAAGGATAGTCGTAGCTGACCAGCAGCCATTGTTCCGCCAGGGGATACGCTCCTCCCTGTCTCAATTAACCGACATTGAAATCTGTGGCGAGGTCGGCTCCAGCCATGAGCTTATATCAACTATAAACAACTCATACCCAGATGTTATCCTACTCGACATCGATTTATCGTCTAACGATGGCTTGGGCTTAGCCAGAACTGTGAAACAGCAACTGCCTAGCACAGCAGTGATAATCCTCACCTCCCAACCCAACGATGATGAGCTCTTTGCAGCAATAAAATCTCGGGCAGCCGGCTATCTAAAGCGTGATATCGCCTCAAACGAGTTGGCCACAGCAATCCGCAGAGCTGCCCAAGGTGAGCACCCCATAAATGACACTCTTATTGCTCAGCCTAAGGTGGCTGAGCAGGTACTACAGCAGTTCCAAGACTTTTCCTGGGGAAAGGGGGTCGAATCTTTCGTCTCACCTCTGACCCCTAGGGAAACTGAAATCCTCACCTACATGGCCCAGGGTTACTTCAATAAGCAAATTGCGGCTAAACTCAATATCAGCGAACAGACCATCAAGAACCACATAACCTCCATACTGCGCAAACTGGATGCCAATGCCCGCACCCAGGCAGTAGTGACAGCCATAAAACGAGGCCTGATCTCGTTGGGCTAGGAAGCTAAACAATCGCTCCGGCTCTTAGGCCAGCTGCATACCTGGCGGATGGGGGGTTGATGGGTGGGGTTATCGCTTACCTTCTCACCTTCTCGCCTCTATGCTTCCTTCCTTCCTATCTGTTGTTATTCTCTATCCTGGCTCTATTGTTTAGTCTAGTCCCTTTAATCAAGGGGCTTAGCCTGTTATTACGACGATAAGGAGGTGAAGACATGGGTTGTAGCTACACAGCAGCGGCAATTGTAGTACTAGGTAGTATTCTTTTATTTGCACCAACTCTTGCACAAATTACAGTACATGCATTCCGAGATAAGAAACTTACTATTGGAAACATGTCTCAACTAACTGGTATGATCCTTATCGGTATAGCATTTTTCCTTCAATATGGGTCTTGGCCATTGTGGACGTGGATTGTGGCTGCCGTGGTGGGGTTAGTGTTTGCTGTTGCGGTAATAATAGTTTTTCGTAAGCAGAAGAAAGACTGCTAGCTTTATTTCTCTGTCCACTCCTGTCTACTACTGTCTACTACCATACCACCATCATCATTACTACTGTATGGTTGTTTGACTCCCCCATGAAGGGATAGGGTTGGTTATCGGATTATAGAGGTGTAAATATAACCGGGGGTTGTGTGTCGGACGGCTTGAAATTGGGGTCGGGGTCGAACCACAGGCAGTGGAGGCACAGCGTCCCTACCCTGCGCCACGACTTACCTTTGCGGTAGTAAATCGTCTTGACGTCTCCCATGGGCTGCATCAGCTTAACGCCCCGGGGCGACGTAACCTCCCGCAGCGGAGCTTTCGGGCAATAGCGGTGCTTAGATACTCTAGCCATAATTATCTACAATAGCGGGCGGGTGGCCGCTTAGGCGAATGGCTTATTTTTCTGAGGAAACAAATCATCATCAGGGTGCTCCCAGTATGAGCTTATGCTGGTAGCGGTGGCGGTATGGCTCGTAGTCGAAGCCAACGGCGATGACTCTGTACTTCTGCTGGCTCTGAGCGGTGGGCTTATCGGTTACCTGTATAACGTCCCATAGCTCCTGGCCACAGTTGGGGGGTATGACAATAAAGCCCCGGCTGCCGGTTAGCCTGGCCTTGGCCACGGCAGCGGCGGCAACGTCAGCGGCCTTGGCAGTGGTGGGGATGCTCAGCTCCTGGTTGAAGTCCAGCCTCTCTCCCACCAGGTCAATCTCGTCCTGGTTAAGGCTTGAGCCGTAGACAGGATTGCCGTCAGCGTCCTTGCCGATAACATAGACCCGGTTGACGCCCGGGCTTGCCTGGGTGTACCGGCCGTCGAGGATGATGTGAATTATTTCCCTGAGGACTTTGAGCGTGCCAAAGGCTTCGGCCGATGGTATGCCTGGAGGCTTTATAAGGAGAATGAAGCTGATTGTGGGTGTGCCAAAGGCTTCTGCTGAGGGTATTCCAGTCGGGATGATTACCTGGTCGTAGAAAACAAGGGGCGTACCAAAGGCCTCTAATGAGGCTATGGCTGATGGCTGGATGATAACAGCTCCGGGGATAACCAGGGGTGCTCCAAAAGCCTCGGCTGTGGGTATTGACTGAGCAAACAGTTTGAGGTTGAGCTGCGGGCTGCCAAAGGCTTCGGCTGATTGGATGGCTGACGGCTGGAGGATAACAGCTCCGGGTAGTACCGTGGGGCTGCCAAAGGCTTCCTGTGAAGCAATAGCTGATGGGTAGATGTAATTACCTGCCAGGATAACTGTAGGGCTACCAAAGGCTTCGGCTGAGGCAATCGCTGAGGGCAATAGGATAAGGATGCCCCAGCCAGCTACACAGTCTGTTTGGTTGCCCGCGCTAAAGCCTGACCCAGCGGATTCAGGGAAGGTGAAGGTTGAATAAGTGCCAGCTTTATAACGGAAAGTGCCTGAACCAACTAAAGTGTGGATAGCACTAAGGGTATCAAAACACTCGGCTAACCAATAATAAGTGTCTTTAGTCACTGGCGTTTCAGTGAAAGTTAGTGTATTCCACTGGCCACCAGTTACTGCCTGCCCAGTGTTCATTGCTGTAATTAAAGCCCCAGGCTCCCCATCATTATCGACATAGAGAGCGCACTTAACATTCCCACTATTCAAGGAATACACCCTAAATTCGGTTATTTTGCCTGTGGCCAGGGCTTGAAACAGAGTCAGCCTGAAATAATTAGCTGATGCGCCTTGGTCGCCAGTAGAGGAAGTACCGATTAGTTTTCCTGCGGTCATTTATACCTCTTACTCCTTCGTAAAAAACCCTAAATCCTGATATCTAAATCCTAAATCGACATACCCCCCACCGAGATTGCTTCGCGGAGTTTACCCTGAGCCAGATTCTTCGGTCGCTTCACTTCCTCAGAACAACAGAGGGCGAAGGGCTCGCAAAGACAGAGAAAGTTATAGTTTGAAGATTTTGCTGGCAGCACTATCCCACTGAATGGTGATGTCTCCGCCGTTGGGGGTGACTGGTAAGCCGGTAGCGTCGTCGACATAGGCGATCAGCCTCGATGTGCTTGCTGTGCCGGTGTCCTTGTAGATAACAAGGGCTTCTGACGGGTCACCGGTAACCGCCGAAAAGGTCACATCGTCAGCATCGGCAACGCCGGCGGCAACCGTCTTGCCGGTTAAAGCGTCGCTGGTGGCAACTCTGGCTCCTGCGGGTATATCATCCAGGTTGTCATGAGCAGCCAGGTCAACGGTGTAGTCGGCGGTGTCTACCAGGACGCACTTGATAGTGTCGGTGTCCCAGTCGATGCTGCCATCGAGAAACCCCTCTCTCCCCTTGTCGTAAAGTGCGTTTGCCATAACTTTTCCTCCTCTCTGGCAGGGCTAAAGCCCTGCGCTACATGTTTTTACATGTTTTATGGAAACCTGTATTTATAGGCTGCTGCGTCTGAAGCCTGGGGGTATATTATGTAACCTGCCAGGCCGAAGAAGAAGATTACATCGGTAACCAGGTTTAATAGCCTGGTGAGGACGCTGGCGCCGCTCTCCCCGGCATGGATATTGAGCTGGGGGTATAAACTCGTGATGAGTGAACTTCGTGACCTGTAACCCAGTGTTCCCCCCACCGCCTGCATGACCTTCTCAATTAGCTGGTAGACGGTGAAGTCGTCCGATTCAGTGTTGAACTCCACGGGCTTATTGAATGAGTACCGCTCCAGTAGTCCCCAGGCATCTATACAGTTAAGGGTGAAGAGAGATCGGTTAGGGGAGCGGTTATATTCCCAGGATTCGATAAAGTACCTGGCCAGCTCCTCGGTCTCATCTGCGGACGTCCTGTAGCCGATGTGAAGATTAACCCGGCTGCCTCTTTTAATTTCAGCGATGTCTCCTGTGCCCGGGCTGTCATACGTGCCTTTTGAGTTATTGAGCTCGACTTCAAGGCTCGATGGCTGCTCTGGCCTTATCGTCTCAGTGATTCGGGTGATGTGTGATGGGTTAAGCGTGATGAGAGCTCCTGCGCCGCTTCCCGCGGCGGGGGGTGTCCAGGAGCCGGGTAACGCTGTTCTCCAGACCTCGTTAGCCTGCGTCGCCCACAGGTACGTACCGTCCTGAGCTAAAGCCATGCCATAACCGGCTGCGGTCGGGATGGTCGATGCCTTATTCCAGTTAGCGTCAATGAAATCACCACTGAGCTTGAATACCCAGGGGGTGTTGGAGCGGGCTGCCGATAAGAGAGCTCCGTAGTCTGAGGGTTTACATAATGATACGCCCGCAAGGCCTGAGTCGTCCCCAGCCAGGGTTTCCAGTACGGCCTGGTGCTTCTCCCACCAGGTGGGGGTAGCCCGGGCAAGCCCACCGTAACGAAATTGGCTGTGAAACTGTCGTAAAATCATCTGCGATTCTACGTCAATTCTGGCTCTCCCCAGGCCTATCTTTTCATCCGTGCCCCAGGTGCCGGCGGCAACCTTAGCCCCGTCTCCGTAAATCATCTTTACTATCGAGAGATAGCTGCCGTCCAGCACCAGGGCGATGATGTTCCAGTCGCCGTCATGGTAAGCAGCCAGGCCTTCTATCTCCCAGTCCCCGGAGCGCTGGCCTAAGCCGGTGCTCCAGCTTCCGCCCGTCCTTTTCTGGAGATAGAGGCTCTTGGGGTCGTTTACATCTGAGGCGTGGACGATGATGCAGTCTCCATTGGACTTATAGGCTACGGCGCAACCTCGCTCACAGGGGCGGGCATTAGCCATCTCGGTAGCTGCTCCCCAGCTAGCACCGCTGTTGCTGGACTCGAACCGCCACAGGGTAGCGGCGCTACAGCAAGCGATGATGAGCTGCGTGCCGTGAGCAGCAATGGCGATATGAGAGTCGGCCGGCACTCCGCCCCGGGTGCTCCAGCTTGAATAAGAGGAGCCAGGTCCCGGGCTGGTAACTCGCTGGCTTTTAAGCGTGGTGCTATCAAGTTTGATGCGGTTTAATGAGCCATCAGAAGGGATGGCCACGCCGTGGAAGTTGGGGGTAGAGCTGTCGCCGCCCATCTTCTGCCAGCCGAACAAGCTCCACTGAATAGAGGTCGCCTTGGCAGGGTGGCCGTATGCCTGCACTTCAACCCTGACTACGGGCTTACGGCTCGGCTTCTTCTGTTCGGCTTGTAGAGTATCACTCAGTGTTCTCATTTTCCTGTGGCAGGGCTAAAGCCCTGCGCTACATGTTGTGGCTAACTTTCACGGATCATAAAATGTTGACCACTATATGTTGCGCTTTACACCGGCTTTGTTCATCGGCAGCAGCCACAGCTCCATACCTTCTACCGATTCTTCTGCTATCTCCCAATCATTCTGGGGTTCGATATAGTAGGTAGTCGGTGTTCTATCAGTAAACGAAGGCCAGGCAATAGCAGTAAAGAAGGCGTGGCCACCATAGAGAGAACCCCAAATATATGCAGTCGGGAATCCAGACCATCCAGGATATTTAGCAAACTCACCAGCCAATGCTAAAGCAGAATCGTCACAGTCGTGAGTCTCCTCTGTATAAGGATACTTATTGACGGTGCTCCAGTTGATAAACCTGCGAAGCTCAGAGATTGCGGTAATCTCATACCCTTCATCGGATAAGAAGATGCGCCCTCGATACTTTGGAAACACGGCTCCATACAGATTGAATACAGCCTCGCCGGAAATCCAGTCCTTGACTGCAGGTGCCGGCGGAGGGATTACATAGTCTCGGATTGCCTCCAGCTTACTTAATGTATCCATGTATCTCATCCACCAGGGTATTGATTTCTGCTAACTCTGCCTTTAACCTATCATTCTCTTCCTGGAGCGAGGTATTTGCGCTGCTCCGAAGCCACGCTAAGATTTCCTTTAGCTTTTCAACCATGGTTATATTAACCTCCTGCTACTTATTGTATTTCAGCAGCTCATACGCCAAGTTTCCCAGGCCGAAAAGTGTCTGGTCGCTGGGTGCCAGTTTGCTCTGCCATGGGATATCGGTCTCGGCCAGCTCCTCGAGCTCGCTCTGTTTCTTGATAACCCGCCTGACGGTCCGTAACATATTCCAGAAGTGGATGCCTTTCTGCCTGGCCATGTTGTCGACGGAGTAATAGGGGCAGGTCTTATCATCCGCCAGGTGCTTGTCGGCTTCGTCATACCTGAAGCCGAACATGTGTTCAAAGGCTTTCATCGACTTATCGACCAGGAAGTCCCAGTAGGATAACGCCTGCTCGATATGCTGACACCTGGTCGCCTTGCCTTTATCCTGAGCGGCAAAGAAAACGGTTATCGGATTCACTTCCAGGTAAGTATTGGCTGCCCTGGCTTCCAGCTTCTTGTCAAAGGCTTCCATGTCAAACGGCTCGTAATAAGCCTCCTCCACCAGGGAATAGACGTCGCCCTGGAGCTCGAGGACCGCATTACCCGTGGCTACCTGCCTGGTCTTCTCTGCCTCAATCTTGACCTGCTCCTTCTTCTCATCATGCGCCCACTGAGCGATGATGTAGATAGCGCCTATCAAGAGCGGTGCCAGGCTCTCGACCGCTCCCATGATGGTATCCCCCTGCTCCGGGGCGAACTGAGCCACCACCGTGGCGGCGATGGCGATTAACGCCGCTGTCCATTTCTTTTTGCCTTCTATAGTCATTATCTTCTCCTCTGGCAGGGCTAAAGCCCTGCACTACATGTTGATTTTCACTTCCTGGTTGGGAAAGCTGTTTTTGTCTCGGGCTTGGGCTTCAGTACCGGGTAGTGCTGCATGAGAGCGTCTACTGCCTGGGTCATCGCATCGACCTCGTCGGTTTCGCCTTCCGCGGTGATGTTGGCGTAGCCGAAGCCATCGGGCCCCGGGCTGAATGAGATGGTAACTTTTGCCATGATTTTTTCCTCCTGCCTTACATAATCATCTTTTTTATATCTGATGCTCCAAAAAGCCTCTATTTGCGAGCCTCTGAGATGACCGAGAAAGGACTTGAAGCCGTTGGTGAATACAATCCCACCTAGATCAACACCGCCAGCGTATCAGGGACGGGCTTGTCGGCTTTTTGATAGTGCCTGGCAAGATGCCGAGCTGCCGAAATGATGTCTCCCTCGGATGCCTCGACTCGCTGGCCTCGATAACCGCCTTTTGACAGAGCGGCTACGGCTGCCGGCATCCTGTCCCAGTCGACCGTCCTTTCCGTGCCGATCTTGCCCTTAATGGCTCTGAAGATGGCCGAGGTGTGATGCGGCAGCTTCCAGGTGTCGGGGTCGTCCTTATCGCCCACGATGGCGAACGCCTGCCAGGGCAAGCCTTCCCTGGTCTTTGGTAGTCCTTCTTTGACTTTGGTGTTTGTCATAATGTCCTCCTCGGCTGACAGCTGACGGCTGACAGCTAAACATAGAACCTGCCGATTTTAAGCTTTCTGTTTTTGCCATAGGCTTTGAGCTTCTTGTTGAACTCGAGCAGCCTGTCCCTGCCCCAGTAGGTATAGTCGCGGTCGACGTTGTCTCCGCCGGTGTTAGCTCTATCAGAATGGTACTGGCTCTGAGCGAGCGCGGCATAAGCCGTCGCTCCCAGGGCAACCACATCTTCAAGATAGGCGGGGATGGTCGAGCTGGCCGCGTCCAGGGTGTGGACCTTACCCCAGTAGATGTAGCAATCTTCTCCGTCTCCCTGGTAATCGCCTATCAAGGTTAAGGTGTCCTGGTAGACGGTGAAGCGCTGAAGCTCCATAGGGTGCTGGTCGACGGGGAACTCAACCTTATCGATTGAGACTCTACCGGTCAATGAGGAAATGTCAATCTCCCGTGATGCGTCCGTGGTGGCAATGGTCGCCTTCTCCTCCGTGGGCACATAGCGGGACAGGTCGTCAACGGCTCTCCGGATGGCTCGGTCGATTTCGTTGTCCGTCCACCGGTAGTTGCTCGGGTCCTCATCTTTAAGGTCCCGCCTGACTAAACCTCTCATTGTCGCTAAGTCCATTTTCCACCCTCTCTGGCAGGGCTAAAGCCCTGCACTCGTTTCACTGGGGGGTAGAGGGATGGTATAGACCCTCTCCCCCCAAAATAAGGAGGTACCTGTCGGGGGAGCATGAAACCCCCGGCAAGCTCCTCTTAGGCTACGCTATCGACTCTGGCGTTCAAGAAGAAAGCCACCTCGGTTGCCGATAGGGCAATACCGATGATGGTATTGCAATCGCCGGTGTCGCTCGGTGCGGTCTGCGTGATTTCACCCTTGCCCAATGGGGATACGCCCTCATTGACGTAGACATAACCGCCTGGGGTAGCGCCTGAGTAGCCGCTGACAACGGGGTTCGGCGATACGGGTATCACGTCCCCAACCGCACCACCGGCCAGGGCAACCAGCCGGCCTTGAATGGCCGTGCCTACGGTAGCCAGGGCTAGCTTCCATCCTGAGCTGTAGCCCAGAACGTCCCCACGCTTGCAAGCCTCGGCCAGCGTTACCGTGGGGGCTTCAGGGCCGACGTTCGAGTTTATGATGTTTCTGCCTTTGCCTGGGTCACTAAATGCCATGATTTTCTTCTCCTTTGGCAGGGCTAAAGCCCTGCACTACATTAGTCGTTCTTGATGCCGATTAAAGCGGCTCTCTTGACCAGGCTGAAGTCAGCCAAAGAGACATACCACTTTAGTCTTGTCCTATCGGCGTCCTTGGTCTCCATAGCACCGATAGGCTGCACCTGGAGCCCGCCTGGGCCGGTCAAGCCACAGAGTGCGCCTTCCCCAAACTGGAGGGCATAGATGCTGGCGCAGGAGCCGGCGGTTAAGCTGTCCTCGTAGTCATAGGGGTCGGCTGCCAGCTGGTGGGTATCCTTCATAAAGTCGTTGACGGCGATGGGGATACCGTTGTAGAGCTGAACGAACTCACCAAGCGCCCCGGTGCCTACTTCGAGGTTAGAGCCGGATGCTCTGGCCAGGGCGTTTATCTTTCTCCGGGTTCTGCGGCTCATCATCAGCAAGTCGGGCTTGCCGCCCTTGACGGCATCGATGAGCTCGTCAATCTTGGCCAGGGTAAGCGTGGCGCCGGCGGTGCTGGTGGCCATGGATACCACCTGAGCGTTAGGGGTGGCTGGGTCTGTGGTGGTATCGATCAGCTCGATCAAGCCGTCGAACTGGTTGGGATAGGTGGCATGGTCGCCGTAGATGAACTTGTCCTCGAGCTCATGCCTCAATGCCTTAGCCGTTAGCTCGATGATGGCTCCCTCGACGTCCTGGATATTGGAGCGGGTCTGCTTGATGTAGGCGTCTACATCGGCGTTCTGCCCCAGGATGCTTAAGGTAGCCGTGGGCTGGTCAAAGGTTACTGCCGGTGAAGTCGCCCAGTCGTCATTGACGGCATGCCATTCAGCGGACGGTAAAGCCTTCTCCCTGTTATAGGTCAGGGCATTGCCGACAATCTCGATGAACGGCATTTTCTGGAGCAGCGGGCTATCCTTGATGATAGTCTCGATTACTCCCACCAGCAAGGCGTCATTGCTGAGTTTTGATGCTTCGGTTAAAGTTGTTGCCATAGTTTATTTTTCCTTTCGGGCTTCTTGTAAGCCCCTGGTTATTTTCTCCCTGCTCGACAGGGCGGACAGGTCAACGGGTGTCCCTACCGGAGCTCCTGCCGGTATGGTGGTCAAGCTGGCTAAGGTCTGCGCCTGGCTCTCTAAGCCTGTCTTGACCTTGCTAACGATTCCGTTAGCTCTCTCGACCGAAGCCTTGACCTCATCGATAGAGCTCCCCTGGATTAGCTCCCCGCTGAACAGGGGGTTGGAACTGACGACCAGTGCCCGGTACTCGGCCACGGCGCCGTCAAGCGAGGCCTGGAGCTGCGTCAAGCTGCCGTCCTTGGTTTCGCCCTCGGTCTTAAGGGTGGTTATTTCTTCGTCTTTCGACTGAAGACCGCCCTCAAGCTCCGTGATGCGCTCATTAAGGGGTTGAGTAGCCTGCGCCACGG